TACACCATTTTAGCAATCGTAACACGATTAGGGTAAATGATTGTTTTTATACCTTTTTAAAAAAAATCGTAACACGATTTTACTTTTTATTTTTTTCTATCCACGGGGTTCGTTTTCTTGGTTTTATCTATAAATATTTGAATTATAAAAGAAATCAACCTATTTCTAAAAAATACAGTTTTAAAAAATCGTAACACGATTTTCATTATATCATAAAAAAAAATTACATAAGGAATCTCTATAATTGATCAACTTAGAATCAGAAGTGGCTAAATCTTATTATCATAGACAATATATTCTTACATCAGCCCGATTGGAATATTATGGTACTAGATTAATAGCCCCCATTCTAGGTAGATGTTTTCTAGATTCCGCAAGACTATTAGAATTTGGAATAACTAATTTTGATAACGTAGTAACTAATATTAAACCTCGTTTACGAGAAGCTCTAATTAGATTATATGATAAAACTGGTGTAATATTTAGTAATTGGGCTTTCGATGCCTTTGAAGATGTATTTGGAAAGACTTATGCCGAAGTTCCTTTGACGAGAGGCATGAGGGAAGACTATGGAGCATCCTATGGTGTTTGGGCTAAGAAAGTTGCCGCTAGAAAAGTAGTAAAGATTGATAATGTTACCAGAGAATCTATAAGATATATTTTAGAAAAGGGTAAAGCGGGTGGTAAATCATATAGAATGATTGCTACGGATATGAGAAATATATCCCCTTCAGTAAATCAACATAGAGCCTATAAGATTGCTAGAACTGAAATACATACTGCATCCATTAAAGCTACTGATGACTCTTTGAGACATACTAGGGTTCAATTTGAGAGAGAATGGCGTTCAATTATAGATGCGAGAATTAGAGGATTAGGAATTAAGGATATATTTAATCACATAATAGCTAATGGAGAGAGAGTTGGGCAAGATGCGAAATTTATTCGAACAGGTGAAGCTTTGGATTATCCTGGAGATCCCGATGGTTCAGCAGGTAATATTATTAATTGCCGTTGTGCTTTGTTATATCATGCTTTAAGAAGAGTTACTAGGCCGGTAAGCAAAACCAAACCCATTAGAGCCAAATTACCTAGACGTGCTCATATGTCAGACAAAAAAATTGAAAAGACCCTTCCTAGTGATGTTGTAAAAAAGGATTTTGAAAAAGCTGGTATAAAGAAAACTAATGATGAAATAATTGGAATAGTAAATTCTTTAGTACAATATACATCAGGTGATTATCAAAAAATAAGATATGCTAGAAAGCATACATCTAAAGAATTTGAAGATAAATTTGGTGTGAGTAACTTAACCTATAGGAGATTTAAATCCATGGGTAATAAAGTTAATGAATGGATAAAAATAGCCCCAAAATTTACTAAAGGTAAAAATTTATATAGAGGCTTAAGATCAAAAGGATATAAAAAGTTTAAATATCTTATGAAAGACGATATGTTTGATTTTAGTGGGTTAAGCTCCCTTACTAGCAATAAAAAAATGATGATGGGAAGCTTTTTAGGTGGATTTCCTGATGATGCGGTTGCTATAACTATAAAAGGTGGTACTGAAAAAGGAGCATCTGTAAAATTTATTTCTAAATTCTATGAAGATGATGAAGTAATAATACCGGATAATGTAAAATTTAAAATAATATCTAAAAAAGAGAAATCATTAGTTGGTAAAATGACTAGGAATATTTTAGAAATAGTATGTGAGGAAATAGAATGAAGCAATTGAGTCTAGAGGATAGATTAAAAACTGAAGAGGATGAGCCTTTGCATGTGATAGATAGGAATGGTGTAGAGAAGCTTATATATCCTGATGATAAAGTTAAGATTATAAAAAAATAAAAGGAGGTAGAGTTAAATGTCAGAAATAGGGAATTATGAAACAAAGAATATTGATATTCCATTTGAGATAAAAGCGGACTCTATTCAGAATGATGGTACTTTTGAAGGATATGCTTCCGTGTTTGGTGGAAGAGCTGATACCTATGGTGATATTATAACGGCCGGAGCTTTTGGAGAAACAATTAAGAAAGGCGGACGTAATAAAAATGGTATTGCTATGTTGTGGTATCACGATGTAAAACAGCCAATAGGAATTTGGGAGTCTATAGTACAAGATGAAAAAGGTCTAAAGGTTATAGGCCAATTAAATTTAGATGTACAAAGAGCAAAAGAGATTCATAGTCTAATGAGACAAGGTGCAATAAAAGGCCTATCTATAGGGTGGGATTTCATGAAAGACGCTAAAGGAAAAATAGTAGAGGGATCATATGAATGGAAAAGATTAGTCCGGTAACATTTCCTGCAAAAGTTAATGCAAATATAACTAAGGTAAAAGCTATTACCAAGGCTAATACTGAACGTGAGTTAGAGAAAGCCCTGAGGGAATCAGGTTTATCGAAAGCTGATGCTCAGTATGTAGTGAAATTAAGTAAACCTTCTTTGAGGGAGTCAGAGGAGAAAGAAGAAGAGAAAGATTTAGAAAGTAAAGATTTAAAGGGTATAATTGAATCAGATGTGATATCCCCATTTACAGGGGCAAAACATGAAGATTTAAAAAGCGAAGCTCAAAAAGAAGTAGAGGAGTTTGTAAATCTTCATAAAGATGATTACAATCAAATACTTTCTAAATTACAAAAGATTAATACTGAGATTAAAGTACATACTTTATGTACTTAAAATAGGAGGGTAAAATGCCTGATTTAAAAACTGTTAATGTTAATGGACAAGATGTCCCAACGACTGAGCCTGACGTAGTTTCCGCTGTAGTGGCTGAAATTAAAAGTCTAGGAGATAACACAAAAGCAAATTATGATGAGTTGAGAAAAACTCATGAAAACTTAAAATCTGTAGTAGATAACTATGGAGAAAAAATGACTTCTGATATTAAAGAGCAAGTAACAAAATTATCTGAGGATATAGTTACCAGACAGCAATCATTGGATGAAGATTGGAATAAAAGAGCTGATAATATAGAAGTAGCTTTACAAAGATTACCTAAAAATGCCACACCGGCAGAAGTAAAGTTCGATGAAGAGGCTATGGAATTTTATAAGGCTGCTAAAATCGGTCAAAAGAAAGAGGGTGTTACTTATAACGATTTAGAATCGATTAAGCCTGATATAGAAGAGTATACAGAATATAAAAAGGGTTTTGAAAAGTTTCTTAGGATGAAAGGTGGTATGCAGCAAATGATGCCAGAACATTCCAAGTCCTTATCTGTAGGAGTGGATCCTGATGGTGGTTATACTGTAACTCCTGCAATGTCTAGTAGAATTATAACTAAACAATACGAGACAGACCCTATTCGACAATTGGCTGCTACGGAGTCTATTACAACTCAAGCGATTGAGTGGATGGTAGATTGGGGACAAGCAGGTTGGGGCTGGGAAGCTGAAACAGAGACTGGTGCTGAGACAACTACACCAACTTTGAAAAAGAAACGAATTCCAGTTCATGTTATGTATGCAAAACCTAGAGCAACACAAACCCTCTTAGAAGATAGTGGAATCGATATAGAAAATTGGTTAGCGGATAAAGTAGCTGATAGATTTTCTAGGGGTGAGTCTGCTGCATTTGTTTCTGGTAATGGTGTTGGTCAACCTAGGGGTTTCTTAACCTATTCTACTGGTACCAATTATGGTCAAGTTGAGCAAGTCTCTATGGGAGCTCCAGCTGCATTGGTTGCAGATGGTTTTATAAAAGTCAAATATAGTTTAATAGAGCAATATCTAAATATGAGTTCTTGGATTATGAATCGTTCTGCGGTTGCTGATACTATGTACCTGAAAGACGGTATTGGACAGTATATTTGGAAGCCAGGTTGGGATAAAGATAGTCAAGCTACTATCGTTGGTTTGCCTGTTAGAATGTCTACTACAATGCCTGCTGTTGCTGCAAACTCCTTGTCTGTAGCTTTGGCATATTGGAAAGAGGCTTATATGATAGTTGATCGCTTAGGGATAACTATTCAAAGGGATCCTTACACAGCGAAACCATTTGTAGAATTTTATACTCGAAAAAGAGTAGGTGGAGATGTTGTAAATTTTGAAGCTATCAAAATTGGTAAAGTTGCTTAATAAGTAATTTATACAGATTAGAAAAAAAATGGGTTGGAAGGTATCAAGCTACCAACCCTTTTAAAAATATATAAAATAAATGGAGGAAATATAAATGGCAGTAAGAGAAAATTATAGTGAATTTGGATATTATGTTATGTTTGGGGCTGCTGAGTACGCTGCTGCAGAAATGCCAGGCAGTGGAGAGTTATCTAGTATATCAGTGGATACAAGGGGCTTTGAGGCTACCACGCTTATTATAAATGTAGGATCTTGTGAGGTTTTAGGTTCCCAGTCTTGTATGAGAATAGCATTAATGCACGGTACATCAACCGCAGCTGCTGATTACGCTTATGTATCAGCTACTGATTTAATCGGATCAGATTATACAGTAAATACTGCGGCAGCATCTACAGCAGTTATCTCATATGGTGGATTAATGGGACTTACTTCAGGTACTATTATAGATTTTGATATAGCTACAGCATCGATATTATCTGGACAAGGTACATGGGCTTTAGGATATATTGGAAAAAGACGTTATCTCAAATTAATGTTAGAATCTACAGGGTCTGTTGATACTGGTTCTATTGCTATGGCAGCAGTTGCAATTAATGGAATACCTAGTAATTGGCCTACATGTGATCCTACTTAAGTATATATAATAAATAGTAGGAGTTTTATAATGGTAGCAAGATGTAATTACAGTAATTTTAGGTATTATCAAGCAATAATATCTACCACATATAGTAATATAGATGTAATAAATGGTTTAGACATTGATACGTTAGGATGCAAATCTTTAACGTTTGATGTGGAAATTGGTGGTGTTAATAATCCTTTTTTTAGAATTGAAATGGAGCACGCTGATGAAGTAAGTAAATATACTAAAGTACCTAAGAATGATATTTTAATATCTAATACTGATTTACAGGTTGTTTATGAAGGGGGAAAACGTTATGTAAGATTAATGATAGAGCCTTGTAATAAAATGGACACTGTTGATAATTCTTATTATATTAGTGGTGTTGCTATATTAGAACAATTACCTGATTGGTCATTATAAAACCTAAAGGAGATTATAAATGGGATGTAGAAAACCTAGAAAACGAAGAAAAGGAGGAGGCTGAGAAGCCTTCTCTATATAAGGAGGATATAAAAAAAAATGGCAGATAGTAATTATCAAACTAAAGTTTATATGGAACAAGGGGGAGATAAACTTGTTTTAGCATCTGGTGGGGAGTTTCAGTTTTATGATACAGATTTTACCAGTGATAAATTGTTAAATATGATGAAATCATTATACAGTTTTAATGTTTATTATAGATCTGGAGCAGTTAGCTTTTTTAATGTAAGTCAATTAGCTACTAATTATGGAACACATACATGGAGTGGGGATACTACGATGAGTTTGGGTAGTGTAACTTTACCACCTCCTGATAGTGGTTGTATTTTATGGTTAAATGCACATGCGGTAGCTGGGGATGGAAATGTATCAGTTTTAATTTCCACAGCCACTAGTATGATGGATATGAACTCAACTTTGATCTCAGCTTTTGAGTTATCAGCAGTAGGTTATGCAAAATTAGTTTGTATAAATGAAGGACAATGGGCTGTTGTAGATGCTGATTATACAGCACATACTGAGGTTTAACAGGAGGATTATTCTATGCCTATTGTTAGGATGACACGAACAGAAAATGGAAGTATAACAGGAATAACAACTAAGAAATTTATTAAAGGTAGGGTCTATACCATATCTGATGATTTAGCAAATGTCTTTGTTAATACACTAAAATGCGCAGAACCTATGCCTGTGAAAAAGATAAGTTTTGAAGAAGCAGAAGCAGCAGAAAAGGTGTTAAAAGAAAAGGCGGTTGAGGTTCCAAAAAATAAAGCTATAAATAATATTCCAGTGAATAAGAATGAATATGTTAATAAGGAATTAGCTACGGCGGAGGAGTTTACTAGCAAATCTCAGATCAGACGTTTGGATATTATGAAAAAAGGCAAAAATAAAACTAAAAAGAAGGGTAAAGATAAGAAATGATAATAAGTAAATCCCTAGATAAGAATGGAGAAAGAAGTTTATATTTAGTAACTGCTCCGACTGTAGAGCCAGTAACTTTAGCTGAAATGAAGACATTTGCTAGAATTGATGGTACTACGGAAGATGATCTTATTACAGGATTTATATCAGGTATTAGGAGGCAAATGGAAACCTACCTGAGACGTGCTTTAATAGAGCAGTCTTGGGGTGTACAAATGAATTTTTGGCCTAGTGAAGTTATAAAACTACCTATGCCTCCTCTTATTTCAATTACTAGTGTAGAGACAATAGATGAAGACGATACAGCTACTACATATGCAAGCTCAAATTATTATGCCCATACTAATGCAGAGCCGGGAGAGTTAATATTAAAACAAAGTGTAACTGCACCCTTTAATACTGATAGATGGTATGGTGGGTATAAGATAACATATAAAGCTGGTTATGGAACAGCACCATCAGATGTTCCTCAGATGATAAGAGATGGAATTAAATTATGGGTTGCTCAATTTTATGAAACTAGAATAACAAAAAATGAACCACCTGATGAAGTGAAAGATATGTTAAAAAATGATTATCGTATGATTAGAATATAGGAGTGTATAATGTCGTGGTTAGTACCTAAATTAAGAGAAAGAATACAAGTAAGAAAAGCGGTTCAAACTCCTAATGATAATGGTGGTTTCAGTCGAAGTTATGAAAAGCTTATTACTGTCTGGGCGGGTATATCTCCATTATCTTATAAAAATAGTAATCTAAAATATATTAGAAATGTACAGACAGTAAATGATATTACTCATACTTTTATTATAAGATGGGAAGCCCTACTATCTATAAATACCTCATTTGGTGATGGTTTTATTAGATCATTTGATTCTATTGTTGATATAATATCATTAAAATCTGATTATTTCCTATTCATGGAAGAAGGTGTTACTAGTGGTTTAGATTGGGAAGGGCCTTACACAAAGGCTTATAGTACTGATTTTGATGTTTATTATGGAATTGAAGAGTCTAAAGGAAGACTGTTTAAAATAATGGGGGCTGGACGTGCTGATGAAAGAAAAGAATATGTAAAAGTGGTTGCTATGGAAATAGAGGAGGTAGGCTCTGGTTTGTCTTTATAGAGGGGGTAAGTTATTATGGAAATGAAAGTTAATGTAGAAAATATGGAAAAGATTGTAGTTACTTTTGAGGGTCTTCCTAAGAAAATAAATAATAATGTGGTAGATGAGCTAGTTATAGCGGGTAGTGAATTAATGAATGAAATGATAGACTCTATGACAGACTCACCACCAATAGGGTTTAAATATAAAAGAGGTGGTAAGGAACATATAGCATCAGCACCAGGATATCCACCAAGAAGAGATTCAGGACAATTACAGAATAGTTTTTTAGTTGATGTAGATGAGAGTAATGGGACAGTAGAAGTTGGTTCAACAGTAACAGATCCACCCTATCCTAAATGGTTAGAAGAGGGTATTGATTGGTGGAGTAGAGAAGGTAATGTAAACCTATTACCAAGACCATTTATGCAACCGGCAATAAAAAAAATAACCCCTGCTATAGAGAGTAGAGTAATGGATGCAATAAGGGATTCGATAGAATGACTTTAGGACATATAGTTTTGAAATTGAGACAAGCTGATACTTATTTTAAAAATAATATAGTTGGAGCTGTTAATGAAGAGATTGCAAAAAAATCTATATTAAATAATTATTCTATAGCATTTATAATCCCTAATAAAATACAAACAGTTAGTGAGAATATACTTGATAGTGGTATTAACCAATTAATAGATGGGGGGTTTTCTATATTAATTGCTTTAAGAAATGATACTACTCAATCTGATAAATTAGGAGTTACTTCATATAGTTTAATAGATAATATTAGAACACAATTTTTTAAAGCATTATTAGGATGGTTACAAGATAATGATGAATATATAATATCGTATGATAGTGGAAAATTAATGAATATTAATTCTGCTTATTTATTATATTCTTTTAAATTTAATGCAGGATAAAAAATGAGAATAGATGATTATAATAATGGTGTTGACTACCATCAAGTTACAAAAGTAATAAAAGAAGCTCCACCAGTTTCAATATATATAAAGCACCCTTCGACTACTAATACTTATACATCTAGTGAAGATTCAACAAAGCTTATAGGTACGATGTTTTATCCAAATAGAATTGTAAGAGTAACTTGGAATAATAGTTTAGGAAGTTCAGGGAATTGTAATTTAAGTGCTTGGCATTGGTGGGTTAATGATGTTCCTTTATTTGATGGTGATAATGTTATAACAATTACTGCATATGATAAATATAATAATATTGGAATTGATGTTATAACAATTTCTTATAGTGCACTAGATGTAATTGTGATTATTACTTCCCCTACGACTGATTCTTATTATAATAATGGAATAAATTCCACCATTACATTAGGGGGTACAGCTTCTTATTTAAATCTAATAGATAGTGTAGTATGGAGCAATATAACAACTAATGGATCAGGAAATTGTATAGGAACGGATAATTGGTCTATAGCTGATATTGGTCTTAATTTTGGCAATAATAATATAATAATTACAGCGTATGCTGTAGGAGGAGATAACGGAATGGATGATATTACAGTAGATAATTATAATGTATATTTTACAGGATCAACACAAACATATAGCCAATATAATAGAAGAAATCGGAGATGGTACTATAAATATAAGTTGACATTAAAAAATGATAGCGATTCTAATATAAATACAGTTAGTGGAGAGATTGTACCCGAATCTATACCAGTAGGAGTTATTTTTATAGATTCATCTTTAGTTTGGGATGGTATTTTTAGTGGCGGTGAAGAGAAGTTAAGTACTAATGAAATTTTTTTTAGTATTCCCCAAGGTTATTCATTTGATGGTGATGTTTCATGTGATTTAACATTTAAGGATAGTGAAGATAATGAATATACTGTAAGAATACCAGTATCATTTTAATAAAATAAATTATGCAATTAGGACAAATAGTTTTAAAATTGAGACAAGCTAATACTATTTTTGGTAATCTTATAGGAGGAACTGTTGAACTTGCTATTGCTTTAACCAACACTTTAACTAAAGATATGACTTTTGTTATTCCTTTATCCGACATAGCTTCATCAAATAAACTTGACAGTGGTATTAATCAAACAATTACAGAAAGTTTTGGGATAGTAGTTGCTTTAAGAAATGATAATACTCAATCTGATAAATTGGGCATAATTGCATATGATAAGTTAGATAATATTAGGTCACAATTTTTTAAAGCATTATTAGGATGGCAAATGACGGGTATGGAAAGTTTAGTTACTTATGATAGTGGGAAGTTAATGGATATTAATTCTGCTTATCTTTGGTATCAATTTAAATTTAAAGTATCTTTTAGAATAGATGATGATGACGGAGTTGATATGGATGAATTATATGAATTTGATACACTATATAGTCAATGGGTTTTATCACCTGATGCAGAACTACCAATTAAAGAGTATTTACCAGTAACCGGATTTACGCCGGATATGGAGCATAGTCTGGATCTTACGGAAGATCCAAATGCTGGAGAATTTGGTAAAGGGTTTAATGTGATATTTGATACATATACGGTATAATATATAAGGAGAGAATAAATGTCAGATGGGTATTATAAATGGGTTATCCCTAAGGGGAATACTCTAATAAGGGATCCAAGAACCAAGACTCCACTCCCAGAGATAGGGATGTTTAAACCATGGACGGGACCTGAAGGCCGTTATTGGCGAAGAAGGGTTAATTGTGGAGATGTTATTTTGGGTGAAGCTCCTGCTAAACCTAAAGTTGAGAAAGTTGAAGTAGAGAAGAAAAAAGTAAGGAGGAAATAAATTATGGCATTAAATATTACAAATATACCGGATACAATTCGTACTCCTGGTGTACATGCAGAGATAGATGAAAGTAGAGCATTAAAAGGGTTAGTTCAAAATCCTCACAAAGCTCTAATATTAGGAGGTGCAGTAGACGATGGAGCTGGCGCAGTAGTTGGTGAAAAAGACTATTGGACGTTACAGGCTATCACTCGTGATAATATGGCGGAAGGTTATTTTGGAAATGGATCTGAAATAGCTAGGATGTGTAATTTTTTTAAAGATAATAATCCAAATACGGAATTATATGCAATAGCTTGTAGCGGTGGAACTGCAAAAGCTTCAGCAGCGCTAAATATATCTGTAGCTTTATCAGCCAATGGTGGTGGTGATGCTCAAGGTGGATCTGCAATTGGAGCAGGTACATATTATTTAATGATTAATGGACAAGATGTGAATATCCCATTAACATCACTTTGGAGTACAAAAGATTGTAATAGTGCAATAGAAGCTGCTGTGAATGCTGATTCTACTTTACCATGTGTAGCAACTACGAATGCGGCATCTGCTTTACTTTTGCAAGCTGTATGTAGTGGAACAAATGGAAATAATTTAGATGTAAGAGATAACTATTATGATTGGCAATCAATGCCAGCAGCATTTTCCGGTGGTGATTCTGTAGTTATAACAGGATTTGCAGATGGAGCTGGTGTTACTGATTTTGATGATGCATGGGCTATTATAGATGACGAAAGATTTCATTATATAATTCATTCCCAAACAGATGCTGCTAATTTGACATCTATAGAAGATGAATTGAGTGATAGGTTTGGACCTTTAACTGGTTTACAAGGTCAGGGTTTTACATCTAATAGGGGAACAGCAGGTACTTGTGAAACATTAGGAGAGGGTAGAAATTCACCGCATAATACTATTTTGGGGATGGATGATGGTCCAACAGATCCGGCTGAAATTGCAGCTGCATTAGGTGCAAAGGCTGCTAAACACTTGAATAGCGATCCTGCTAGACCTTTACATTTTATTAAGTTAAAGGGTGTTTTACCTCCACCTGTAGCGAGTAGATTTACTAGAGCTGAGAGGGATGTATTACTTTATGATGGTATTGCTACTTATAAGGTTGATGATGGTGGTAATGTTATGATAGAGCGATGTATAACAACCTATCAGACTAATGCTTTGGGTATTACAGATCCAAGTTATTTGGATGTGAATACTCTAGCTACTCTTGGTGAAATAAGGGATCAATGGGTTGCAAGAATGTCAAATAGATTTCTAGCACCTCGGTTTAAGTTAGCTGATGATGGTTTTCCAGTACAACCTGGTACATATATCGCAACACCAGGTACTGTAAAACAAGAGACTATTGCTTTATTTACACAATTGAGGGATAAAGGTTATATAGAAAACTTAGATAACTTTATTGAAAATCTAGTTGTTGAGAGGGATCTTACAGATAGGAATCGAGTCAATGTTTTATTACCTCCTGATTTGATCAATCAATTCAGGGTGTTAGCTGGACTGATACAATTTATTTTATAAGAAAGGAGGAATAAATGGCTAAAATTACAGGAAGAATAGAAGTTATTGCAGATGGTATAACGTTATTAAATAAAGCAGGTGCTGTTGCTAGTGGTATCGGTTTATCTGGCCTACCTAATTATGAATTAGAAGCTATTACAGGTGATACTGGTATTCATGGGTATATTGAAAAACCAGTTGCTGCTAGGTGTGAGGTTACTGTTACAGATAGGGATGATATAATGCTAGATACTTTTGCTAGAATAAATGGTGAAGGTACAATTATATTCAAGTCTGCTGGAGGGAGTGGTAAAACTTACACTATGGCCGGCGCAACTTGTTTAAGGAATTTTACACTTACTGGAGGTGAGGGTGAGGTACCATTAATTTTTGAAGGGCCTTATTGGACAGAAACTAGACAATAGTTTCTGAAATAAGACGTTTAAAGGACATGAGATTTAAAAAATGATGTAAAGTACATTAAAGTATATTTCATGTCCTTCAGCGATGTCTCAGGTGTCTTAAATTGGATATTATAATGATGAAGATAAGAAAAATAAGATATAATTTTAAAAATGCATATAGATATGGCAAATATATCAAATATCATTATAAAAAAAGGACATGTAAAAATATAAAACATGATAAAAATGATTTATATCAAAAAATGGCTGAAGAGTAAATGGAATAAACGAAAATTTTAACAATCAATATGGAGTGTAGCTCAACCTACTCCAATTTTAGGATTAAATGATGGAAGATAGAAATAAAAAAATAAAAGCACCATTAGAATTTCCAATAAATATAAAAAGAACAATCATAACAGATGGTAAATCTGAAGAGAAATTAGAAGAAGTTAGCGAATTAAGTTTAGGTAGATTGACATTAAATGTATTTCGGGATTTACCTATAGGTAGTATAGGCTCAAAGGGGGAGTTTGCCCCATCGGCTTTTTTACCACTTATAGCTGCATCTGCTAGTATACCTATAGATTCTGCAGAACAAATAGATTTTAGAGATATGGAAATAATAATGGAATCAATGTCCCCTTTTTTGCCGAAGTCCCTGTAGATTGGCAAGATCAAGTAATAGCAATTACTTATATATACAGATTTCAACCAAGTGAAGTATGGTTAATGAATACATGGGACTTAAATTATTGGGGTAAAGGAATTGAATTAATAAACGAATGGAAGAAATAGTATGGCAAAATTTAGTATTAGTGTTTTATTTAGTGCAATAGATAAGGTAACAAAACCAGTTAGAGGAATAGCAAGGGTTATGGCTAATCTAGGTAAACTAGCGAGAAAACTAGGAAGAGCTTTTGTTAGAATGGCTCGATCTATTGCTAAATCCTTATCTAAGGTAGGTAAGAAAATGACAGACATAGGTAAATCTATGGCTATGAAACTTACACTACCTATAACTGCATTTGGAACCTTAGCAATAAGATCAGCTAGAAATTTCGAAGAAGCCATGAATATGGTAAGAGCTGTTACCAAAGCTAGTGAGTCTGATTTTAAAATGCTAAATGATCAGGCTAAGGAATTGGGAGCAACAACAAAATTCAGTGCCACTCAAGCAGCAGATGCTATGAAATTTCTAGGAATGTCTGGTTTAAAAACTAAAGAGATTTTTGATGCTATGCCTTATGTATTAGAATTAGCAGCATCAGCTCAATTAGATATGGGAACAGCAGCTAATATTTCTACTAATATTATGAAAGGCTACGGAAAAGAAGCAAAAGATTTAGCAAATATTAATGATATATTAGTTAATGCTTTTACTAATGCTAACGTTGATTTGCAGATGTTAGGTGAATCATTTAAGTATGCAGGACCTATTGCAAAGGGTGCTGGTTTAAGTATTGAAACCACAACAGCCATGATTGCTAAAATGGGTGATGCTGGTATTCAAGGCTCTATGGCTGGAACTGCTATGCGTGGTATGTTATTACGTCTTGCTAATCCTACGAAAAAAGCTTCTAAATTAATGCGACAATTAGGGATAGATTTAAGTAAGGGTTCTGATGAAGAGAAGGGATCTGCTAAAGGTGTTCTTGATTTAGTTGATGCAATAAAACAAATGGAAGATGCTGGAGCTACAGCTATAGATATTGCAAAGATGGTTGGAGATAGAGCGGGACCTGGTTTGGCTGTTTTAGTAGATCAAGGCACTGTAAGTTTAGAAGCGTTTATTGAAATGATAAAAGAGCAGGGTACGGCAGCAAGAGTAGCAAAAATGCAAATGAGAGGTTTACCTGGTGTCTTTTATAATCTAGCATCAGCATGGGAAGCTTTTCAATTAGCTACGGTTGAATCTGGATTTGGTGATTTTGTTTCAAAGGTTATAATCAAGCTTACTGGGTTTTTAAGATATTTAGCCAAAGCTAATCCAAAATTATTAAATTGGGGAGTTACGATCGCAATTGTAGTGGCTGCCATAGCACCTTTAATAATAATATTTGGAACATTGGCAATAGCTATAAATCAAATAGTAATTGTAATACCTATATTAATAAAAGGATTTGTAGCCGTAAAAGGGGTTTTTATAGGATTAACAGCAGCTTTGGGGATAGGCTTAGCGCCACTGTTAGCAATTATAGCAGCATTTACATCTTTGGCTTATTTAGGGAAAGTAATATATAATAATTGGGCCGGCCTTGAAGATATATTTTGGCATCCAATAGAGACTTTAAAAGATTTTATAAAATATATAACTCAATTAAAAAATATATTACCAAGATCTTTATTAATGAAATTAGGATGGGAAGATAAAAAAGAAGAGTATGAAGGTGTGAAAAGCATTAGCGAAGTTAGTAAAGTAGGTAAGGTAGACAATTGGGAATTAAAAAAAGCTAGAGAGAGAATAAGATCCTATAAAGGATTAATTCAAAAAGATGCAGCAATCGGAAAAACAGAATCTCAAACGGATATTAATTTAAAAGTAACATCGGATGCAGGAACGAATGTAGCAGTAGAAAAAATAGTTAAGAAAAAAGGTGACGCAAAAGTCAAATTAGCCACAGATGGTTATGTGGGTCAAACATTAGGAGCTATGCCATGAGTTGGAGATTAAATTTACAAGATGCAAGCTTTAGAGGTGTACCCTTTAAGGTGTCGAGCTCAGATACCGGTATTGGTAGACGAAATGTAGTACATCAATTCCCACAAAGAGATACTCCATTTGTGGAGGATTTGGGAAGAGATACAGATGAATTCACAATTACAGGATATGTAATACAGACCATTGATAATGGTCATAATTATTTTGATGATAGGGATGAATTAATCGATGCGTTGCGAACTGAGGGTGTGGGAACATTAGTACATCCATTTTTGGGTGAACAAAAAGTAGCTTTAGTAGAAAAAGCCAGAATACAAGAGAATTTTGATAGAGGTGGGATGGCTACATTTACGATGTCTTTCGTTCGTGGTGAGACAGATGGCACAGGATTTCTAACTTCTATAGATTACATTGGTACTGTTGACGCCTCTGTGGATCAATCAATTAATATGTCTGGAGATAATTTTACTGATAATTTTGTAATCCCTAGTCAAGGTTACTCTAGAGATAATATCATTGCAGACGCTACTGAGTTTATTTCAATGAATAAGAAAGCCATTCTATCTGCAAAAGGGGTTGTATCGTCTACTGTTTCTAGTGCGTTAGGTATCCTTTCAACTAATGTAGTGAATATAAATGATATATTAGCATCACCAAATGCTACTGCTACTATGATGGATACTAGCATAAAAGCTTTTTTAAATATAATTGGTGAGGCAGGATCCCCTGTTACAAGTGGTATAGTAGGTGGATGGAGTGGTGAATATAGAGGGGATGTATTAAGTTTTCCTACCGATTCTCTAACCCCTATTTTAGGAAAATCAGCAGTATCAGGTTTAGTAGAAATGAATAGATTTGGAGAATCTGCAGAAACTTCTAGTCCTAGTACCTATGGTGGCTCATTAGAACCTATTACTATTAGTACTGTGAATAGCGCCAGAATGGCTCTAAATAGATTGTATATGATAAATCTTGCTAGAAATTTTGCATTAATAATGGCTTGTGGGATAGCAATAAGAATTGATTATGATAGTTATGATGAGTCTGTAGAAACAATGAATATTATTGTAGAAGCAATGGACGGTCATCTAATAAAATTAGGGGATGAGGCTGCAACGGATACTTACAGGGATTATAATTTATTGGATGACAATAATGATATGTATAGTGCTATGGAGCAATTAAGAGCTGATTTTATTAAGTCTATGAAAGAGGTAGGGACGTCATTAGCAGTAATTGTAGAGTATAAGTGCCCTCCAGATGGTATAACATCTTTAGAAATTGCTTACGATAGGTATATGGATTTAGATAGGGCTGAGGATATATTTCAGCGTAATAAGACAATGGTACAACATCCAGGGTTTTTACCTGGGGGACAGATAATAGAGATTTTAAGTGAATAATATAGAATTTGTAGTCAATGGGAAAAGCTTTACTGGTTGGGAGTCAGTAGAGGTGAGAAAATCAATTACTAATTTATCAGGATCCTTTAGTTTATCTGTATCAGATAAATATCCAGGAAAAATGAGACATTGGGGCTTTAGTATGGGAGATGAATGCGAAATTAGAGTTGGAACCAAGTCTGTGATAAAGGGATATATAGAAGATATTGATATTAGTTATGATGACTCTAATCACTCTATAATGATTGCTGGTAGAGATAAATTAGCAGATATAGTGGATTGCTCTTTTGGATATAATACTACAACTTGGGAAAACACTGCACTACAAGTGATAATAAAGCAACTTGCTAATCTTCATGGAATTAAAATAAATATAGATTCCATAGTAAGTAGTGATAGTGCTGCAATTGTACCAAAATTTATCGCCAGTTCTGCCGATGATGTGATGGGATTGATTTCTCAATTATGTATGCATAAAGCCATTATACCGTGTAGTTATGGGGATAATAAATTAACGCTTACAAGATCAGGTGGAAATATAATATGTACCGATCATATAGAATTGGGATATAATGTTTTATCAGGCGGTCTACAAATGTCTGATAAAGATAGATTTTCAAAGTATATAGTAATAGGTCAAGGTGCTAATTCTGAGGAAAAGGAAGTTAGAGATTATGTGGAACCCTTTGGTATTGCTACTGATAGTATTATGTCTAGAACTAATAGACGTATTGTAATTGTATCAGATAAAATAACAGATACTGGAGAATGTATAAAGCAAGCTAAATGGGAATCAGCTATTAGAGCTGGAAATTCTAGAGTATATAAGTATAAGGTTCCGGGTTGGGGGCAGGCAAACAATGGGATTATATGGCCTTTGAATTCTAAAGTAAAAGTGAAAGATAATTTTTTATTACACGATCCAACTACTTTATTAATATCTGAATTAAATTTCTCTATGAACATAACCGCTGGAACTACAACAAGTATGACTTTAGTTCATCCAGATACTTATTTATTATTAGATCAACCTATTCAAATAAAAACAGATTTCGACTATGATTATTAAAGGATAATGTATGCTAGGAATAAAGGATTTTAAAAGACTTATAAAACCTATTCAAAAAAAAATATTTATGATGGTAGGTAGAGCAATATTATTAGCTGTGAATAATTCAGGTAAATATCAATTGATAAAAATATCTGCAACAGCAGGAGAGATTTTGGATAAAGTAGAGAGGATGCAGGAATATGGACTTGATTCTTATCCTGCGGTATCTAGTTCATCTGAAGTTTTATGTTTAGCACCTAATGGAAATAGGGATGCTATGATTGCTATAAAAGTACAGGATAGAGAGAAGAGACCAACAGATTTAGTAGAAGGGGAGGTAGCTCTTTACACAAATGAAGACAGTGGAGGCTCACATAGAATTCATTTAAAAGCTGGACAGGCCATTGATATCAATGGGGTAACTATTACAATTAATGGAACAAATGTTACTATTGACGGAAATACTGTTGAGATTTTAGGTGCTGGGGTAGTTGCTACTGGAGTTGTTACTCAGGAATGTATTTGCTCTTTCACAGGGGCTCCTCATCCTGATTTTTCAGCAACGGTAAAAGCTTCAAGATAATGTAGCTTATAGCAAACTTTAACTATAAAAAACCATAAGTAATGATGTCTATAACAAACGTTATATAAGGAAAAGAGAATGCCATTAAGTAAACCGGGATTAAAAACTAGAATTTTAACAGAATTAACAGCACAAGGATTTGATGTAACACATACTCATGCTATGACCGATGGGTTTGCTGAAGCTATAGCTAATGCAATTATTGATGAAATAACAACTAATGCGGTATGTATTGGAAGTGATACACCAACAGGAGACTCGCATGCTTTAATAATAACATAATGGAAACATTAATGATGTCCAAGCCTGTTTGTATACAATGTGGTATTTGTTGTGAGCAGTTATCCTGGGATGAAAGATTAAAAATATCTCTACATACTAAATCCATAATGCTAAGTAGGGTTTGTAGGTTTTTAGAAGTACGAAATGATTTTGAAGCTGTATGTAAAATTGAAAAAAATAAACCAAAAGTTTGTAAGGATTTCAGTTGTGGAGTAAATATACTAATGGATCAACTTATAGGAGCTGATTTATTTGATTGGAAGGAGGAAGTCAATGCCTGATGATTTTAAAATGATATGGGATACAGATTTAATGGAAGGTAATTTGGATGTTCTTCCCTTTGGTGGTGATCTTACTCATGATGGTGGTATAGAAACAGCGGTTTTAATGAGTTTATTTACTGATCGAAGGGCTAGGGATGATGATAAATTACTAGACATAGATTTTAGAGATAAAAAAGGATGGTGGGGTGATTTAGTAAGCCCTGATGTAGATGGTGACGAAATTGGTTCCCGACTATGGTTATTATCTAGATCAAAAACTACTGAGGAGGCTTTAGTAAGGGCAAAAGAATATAGTAAGGAAGCCTTACAATGGATGATAGATGATAAGGTTGCTTCTTCAATAGATATTAGTACTGAACGTATGTTAGATAAACCAGATGGTTGGATGGGGATTAAAATTAAGATAATAAAAACAAACGAAGAAAAATTACACCTTAGATATAATATCCAATGGTCTGCTCAATCTAAGAGTTAAGGATAAGTTATGACTGAAGAACATAATATTAATAATTTAATGTTAATGGGAAAGAAAGATCATGATTCTTTACATTGGCAATTACGAAAAGAAAGGATAGGTGGTTGATTTGGCCTTCTCGCGCCCAACTTTGACAGAACTTGTTGATAGAATAACAAGTGATATGGAAACAAGAATTACTGGTGTTGGTTCTCTTTTTAGACGCTCAATACTAAAGGTCTTATGTAAAGTATTTGCAGGAGCAATCCATTTATGTTATGGATATTTATTTTATATGGCAGACCAGTTATTTATTTCAACAGCAGATGATAATTATATTAACGTACATGCTACTGAATATGGACTCTCTGCAAGTGAAGGGGGGAAAGCTACTGGAACGGGAACTGTAACTGGTACAACAGGTTATATTATACCTGCTGATACAAAAATCCAATCTGCAGATGGTTATATTTATTTAATAGATTCAGAGGTGACATTGGTATTAGGTACAGGTACGGTGACATTCACTGCCGAAGTTATTGGTGATGATTATAATGATGATGGTGGTATAATTTTAAATTTTATATCCCCTATATCAAATATAGATTCTACTATAACAGTTAATAGTACTGGTATTATTAGTGGTGAAGATGCAGAAACAGCGGATGAAGTTAGAGAGAAGATATTACAAAGAAAAAGATTACCTCCCCACGGTGGAACTCTTTTTGATTATGAGATTTGGATGAAAGAAGTTTCTGGGGTTACCAGGGCTTGGGCTTTTGATCAATATATGGGTAATGGGACTGTTGGTTGTGCATTTGTTTGTGACAATGATGCAAGTATATATCCTACCCAAACTAAGAGGGATGAAGTAGAGGATTATTTAATAAGTCACTCTGATCCGGCATCTGGAGATACAGTGGGTATTCCTGTCGGAGGATCTGGTGGGATGACAATGATAGCTATGGAAGAATTTTCTATAGACTTTACAATCAAATTATACCCTAATACTTCAGCAGTGCAAACAACGGTAGAGGCAGAACTTACTAATTTATTTTTAAGAGAAGCAGCACCCGGAGAAACTTTGCATTTATCGCAGATTAGTGAGGCAATTTCAGCAGCAGCAGGGGAGGAATATCATGAAATAACTACCCCTTCAATTCATATAACAGCGGATTATAATGAAGTCCCATTAGTTGGAACAGTGACATTTGAAGATTATGTATAATAATAAGAAAGGATTTAGGAATGGCAAGAGAATTAGTAGCTTTAAAAGTTAAGATTGGAATGAAGCCTACAGGAGGGGCTTTATATCCTGATTTTAATCAATTACAGATAGTAAAAGATTCTAAAATGGATTGGGCTATTTATATTGATATGTATAGTGATGGAAAGGGTTGGCATTACGATAAAATGTCAGGTCATAAAGATGATACAATAGACAGCCCTATCGGTCAACAATTTGGAATGATGTTATTACCTGAGTTATTTGTTACGCAAGCTACAGCAATGTTTCCAGATGTTTGTTTTAAATTAACAGAATTAGAATGTGAAGTATTCTATAATGAAAAAGCTCATATAAAAGATCAGGATGAAATATTCGATAATAAAATATTGGATAGTATAAAATTAAAACAAGATTTAAATATAGAGTTAACAGATACACAGCTTGCAGCACTTAATCCAAGTGATCCAACTCCGGGAATTATAACAAACAAGAATAAAATATGGATTGATCATAAACAAGAAGTTAATATAACAATAAAAAAAGATTAAATTAATATGAAGAAAAAAATATTAGTCTCATTTCCATTAGACCCTGCCCATTTATATGTTCATAAAAAAGTAAGTGCAGTTCAATGGGGATTAGCACAAGATATTAGATATAATTTGACTGCCATATGGCCTAGTCATAGACCTTATGAGAATAATTTACATCATATTGTTAATGATTTTATGGAGAGTGATTATTCATTCTGGTTAAATATCGACTCAGACAATCCTCCCTTACGTAATCCATTAGATTTAGTGGAATTGGATAGGGATATTATAGGACTTCCAACTCCTGTATGGCATTTTACAGAGAAATTAGGTGAAAGACCTATCTATTGGAATGGATATGATTATGTTAAAAATGAGGATGCTTATACAGAGCATTCTGAGAGGCTAGGATTACAAAAAGTTGATGCTATAGGAACTGGATGTTTTTTAATTTCTAAAAGAGTATTTATGAATAAAGAAATGAGAAAAGCACCATTTATGAGAAAATGGTTAGAGGATGGTACAATATATAAAGGAAATGATTTAATGTTTTGTGAAAAAGCTAGAGAAAATGGATTTGAAATATTTTGTCATTATGATTATCCATGTGACCATTTTTCTGAATTAAGTTTAAATGAGATATCTAGGGCTATAAAAAATTTGTACAATGAGGAAATAAAAAATGGCTGATACATTATGGGTAGGAATACAAGCTAGGAAATTATATCTTACAAGTGGTGAATTTACCAGTACGATAAAAGATTCTGAAGATATTGGTGGTATAGACACTGCTCCACAAGGGATTTCTTATGATATTGCTAATACTCCATGGAGTGGTACTACTGCTGATAAATTATATCTTCAAAGTGGAAAAATTACTAGTACATTAAAAACTTCAGAATCTGTTGGTGCGGTTGATACACAACCAACAGACATTACATATGATGCAAATGGGGATACCCCATGGGTTGGGAAGACTGATCAGAAATTATATCTTCAAAGTGGTCAATTTACCAGTACGATAAAAACAAGTAATGGTCACCCTGATACTAGTGCAACTGGAATTAGTATAGATGATGTACCAGATACTTATACAGTAGGAACAAATGATGATAAATTAACTCGATTGAGTGGTGAGTTTACTTCTACTATAAAAAGTCAATATCAAGTATCTGGTGTAGAGGCAACTCCCCATGGTATATCATGGAATGGTACTGATTCTCCATATTGTGGAACTGCTGGTGTTAAATTATATCTTCAAAGTGGTCATTTCACCAGTACTTTAAAGACATCTGTAGATGTTAGTGGTGTAGATACTGATCCTTATGGTATAGAGACTGATGATACTGGTTCTAGATTAGGTTTATTTTTAGCTCCATCTGCTCCAGCAGCAACTGATGGTCATAAAATAGTTACTATAACTTTTAATGCAGTTGGTGGAGCGACTTCTTATAATTTATATTGGGATACTTCTTCTCCGGTAACAAAAGGTGGATCAAATAAAATTGAAGGGATTACAAGCGGTTATGCTTGGAACGTTCCTGCTGGATATGACACTGGAGTTCTTTATTATTTTGCTGTAACAGCTTACAATGTTGGTGATGGGGAAACCGATCTTTCTTCAGAAGTAAATGGAACACCTTATTGGTTGAATTTTTCTTCGCAACAGGATTTAGGTGATATAATACATACTCTTACTCAGTCACCCACAACAGATTATTATTTTGCTGGATGTGATGCTGGTAAAATCTTTCGTTCTACTGATGGTGGGTCAACTTGGGTTGAAATAACATCTACTGATGGCAATCAAATCCACTCTATGTGCTGTACTGTAAATGGTTATATTTATGCCGCAAATAATGGTGGTCGTGTTTATTATTCTTCGGATAATGGAGCTTCATTTGCTCAAGCAGCTGCGAATAGTTGGAGGAATGCTCCTGTTGGTGGTGATAGTGCAAGATGTGTTGATTCATCTGGAAATAGAATATATGTAGTAGGAGATATGCAGCCAGGTTGGGATCCTGTTGTTACTTATTCTGATGATTATGGTGCCACTTGGAGTGTAATGGCTACATTGGGGTTAGGTGTTGGTAATATTATAGATTGGTTAGAAGTTATAAGTCAATCTGAATTATATGTGGCTACTGATACTGGTTCTAAGATTTTTAAATATGATGGATCATTTACCGATATATCAGACATAGCAGGAGCAAGGTCTTTGACAGTTGCTTCTGATGATAATATTTATACTTGTGAGGATGGTGGTGATACTGTAAGAGTAAAGTCAACAACAGGTGGAGCATGGTCGACTTTAACTGGTTCTGCATTATCTATTACTATAGATGTTCATGAACTTGTATATAGTTACGGAGTTATATATGTAGCTACTGATAGTACTCATGGTCGTTTATATATGACCGATACTGATGGAACTACATATGAAAATACATATATATTTTCAGGTATTAGTGCTGTTAGGGCAATTTGTTTAGATTGTGCAAATGGTATTATTATAGTAGGTGGTGATAATGAAATATTTAAAGCACCTTTACCGTCACCTAAAGGAAATACTACTTTAGCGGCTGTGGCAGGAGTTAGGGAAGTTGAATTAACTTGGAGTCCAATGATAGGAGCAATGAGTTACACTCTTTATTGGAGTTTATCTTCGCCCGTATCAAAATTAGATAATCCAATAGTGGATGTATCGAGTACTTATACTCATACAATTCCTTCACCGGGTCCTTGGGGAGTTCCTTACTATTATGTAGTAACTTCAATTGGATGTGGTGGTGAATCTGTAATATCTAATGAGGTTTCAGCTACTCCGGAATGTGGTATACCTGATGCTCCTGAGAATGTGACTGCTATTGCTATTGCTATTACTATAATCAATATTGATTGGGATGCTTGTCTCGGAGCGACTTCTTATAATATATATTGGAGTGTTACACCAGGTGTAACAACTTCTGATAATGTCATAACAGGGGTATTAGGCACTACTTATGATCATGGTGGAAGAACAAGTGGAATAATTTATTATTATAGAGTATCTGGTGTAGGTAGTTCAGGGGAAGGGGCTTTATCTGAGGAAGTCAATGCAGTTTGTCCTTTTGATACTACTCAATATGTACAAATGTTGGCACATTTGTTGCCAAAGGGGGGATTTTGGGGTAAATAATGACATATAATACTATACTGTATCAATTATTAGAAGCTATGTCAGATGAATTAAGTAGATTGAGTTTTGAAGCTGAGTTATTAATAAGAGAAAAATCTACTTTAACAACGGAAGTATTAATAGGTAGACATGAAGATGATTTTGGATTACCTAATGACTATTTGTTAATTGGGGAAACATATTCAGCCAGAAGGGGGACACTTAATGCTTTAAAGAATGCTATTGGTAGAATGGACAAGGCTTATTTTATTGGATTAGCTGAAGATATGGGACATGATCTTTCTATTATAGAATTTTTTCCTTGTGTTTGTGGAGTTTGTGAGTGTGGTAATAATAACTGTGGGAGTCAATTAATTCTTTTTTATTGGGGTGCTATAGTTTATTATAATCACTCTATGGTAACATTAGATGATCCATATGAAATACCAAATTTACAAAATTTGATTAATATGTTTGACAAATACAAGCCTGCTCACACTCAAGTTTTATGGGGTTTTTATGGCCCCGGTTTTGATAATTCTTTTGGTTTTAGTTTTAATTCACAACCAGGTAATGCTTCAGCTAATACATGGAACGGTGCTTTTGTTTATGATCAATTTAGTACTGATTTTAATTTAGATTATGGTTATAAACTATCTAATTATATTGGTGGTCCTTATAGAAAGGCATTTAATAATTCATTTAATATATATAGGTTTGTAGATCCAACAGGGTATTTTGGTGGACCATTTGGTTTAGGGTTTTCGAAAGCATATGATGTTTACTATGCATAAATAGTAATTTAATTTTTTTTTTTTTAAGGAGGATATAAATAATGGCTGACACACAAAGAACAAGAAGTGCAATATTAACCTTATTTGCAGATAATGTTACAGGGCAAATAAGTGCTCAGGATTTAAGGGACTTTGCTATTACAATAATGAATGGAGAATTTGTAAATGAAGGTGATTTTTGGGCCCAACCAGATGCAACTAATACAGATACAAGTGATACCGGAAGAGGATGGAAACAATATAGTCAATTAATAACTAGTTATGGGAGTTTTGGATTAGTTATGGTTAAGTCTGCTACTGGTGATTGGCATCCTGGCGGTGCTTCAGTAAGTATTGATAATTGTGTTATTGGAATTTGTATGAGTAATTATGTTTCTAATGATACTAGTGGTATAATATTAAGAAAAGGGATGGTATATCATAGTGATATGTCTACCGATTTTAATGGAAATAATGCAAGACCAGTATATATAAATAGTTGTTCTGGATTTGTTAGTGCTTTAGCTGTAGATGCTGCTCTATCTAAAATAGTTGGTTATGTGGTTGATGATGTGAATGGGAAATGGTTTTTCGATCCTACATGGGCAGTGGTTGGTGTATAAGGGGGAAAATAAAATATGCATAGAACTGAAGCACTTCATAATGATAGTGGTTTATTTACAGACGGCCCTCCCGGCACTAATATAGAACAAAATTGGTGTAATGCTGTGCAGGAGGAGATTGCTTATGTTATTGAGCAAGCTGGCTTAACACTTAATACAGCGGGAACTGAGTCTAGAATACAACTCCACGATGCTATAAATACTATGATAGTAGGTGCAGGTGGGGCTGGTTCTTTACAAGCAATTGATTGTAACATGAACGCAAATAAAGAGATAATTCCAACAATTGATGGAGCTAATAACTTTTATATAGGTACAGTTGCAAAGACTTTTGCTCTTGTACAAATAAGAGGGGTTGATGCTTATTTACGAGCTGATTCAAATATTACTATAGAATCCGATGCTGCTGTTATAATGGAGGGTGTGACAAATGTAGCTGTTTATTCTTCTAACGATGGAGCTGCAGATGGATATTTTGGTAAAGACAATCATTCTTTTGATAAAATTTATATGGATTGTGATAATGAATTTGATATAGTTTGTGGTGATTGGGATGTTAATGCTACTGGTAAAATTACTATAGATACTCCTGGTGAATATGAAATTAATTGTGCTACTTTTGATATTAATAACACAGCAGCCTTTTGGGATGTAACTGGTAAGATAGATACAACATGTAGTGAATATGAAATGAATGCTGGAATATTTGATATTAATAACACAGCAGCTGTTTGGGATGTAGTTAATGCTATAGAAATTACATGTGGTGCAGATATGACATTAGCAATTGGAGGTGATATTGTATTACCTCAATCGACTAATATACATGCTAATCAGGGAGCAGCATCAGAAAATAGAGATTTATATTTGGGTACTGCTGGATTTAAATGGCAAAATGTTTTAGCTTATACATCTGGTGATGTAGATTTTCATTCCGATGGTACAATAATTCTTCGTGCAGATAATTTAGATTTTGGGGGTAATGGCAGTTTAGTTGGTATTTCTGATACTTTATTATTTTATGAGAGAGGCTCTGATCCTGCTAAACCAGCTGAAGGCACAGGTATAATATGGATGTCTGACGGAACAACAGCATTAGCTGGTGTTGCTGATGGTGATCTTGTTTCAGCAAGTACAGTTGGTGGAGCTACTAAATTTAATATCCCTCATGATTATTCAGCAGGTGGTGCGTGGGTATAATTTATTTTTAAGAAGGATAAATAAATTGAATAAACAATTAGAAGGAATTAGTAAAATGATGACAATAGAGGAGCAAGTTTTAAATAAAGTTTTACAGGTTGTTAGTACTTTTTTAAAAGATAATTTAGATCAAAAAATCACAACTTGGAATGGTCCGGCTTTAATTGGGGTTTTAAAAAATGAAATGAATAATGTTATAAAAGAATATGATGGAAAAAGAGAGGAAGCGAAAAAGAAAATTATTGAGGAGGAAGTAATAAAAGATTCTCAGTAATGGTAACATAAAATAGAAAGGTTATTAGGATATGGAATGGGTATGGATTCAATGGGTTATGAAGTTTGTTGTAATTCCATTAATTGCAGTAATGTGGATATCCCTTAGTAGGAAAGTTGATAAAAGTATGAATAGGGAGTTATGTGATCAAAGGCATTATACATTAAAATCACGATTAGATGGGGATGATACTAAGTTTGATAAAATAACTGAGAAATTGGATGTAATAAAAGAATTAGTAATTAAATTAGACACTATGTCATTAAATAAGGAAAGAAATGAATAGAGATTTAAAAGAATTAAAACCTAGATTTTTAACTTTATTAAAAAGAGCATTAAAAGCTTGTATATCTGAGGAGTGTATCTTGGTACCTTATAATACAAAAAGGGATGTATGGCAACAAGCTAAGTTTTACAGACAATCTAGAAGATGGGTAGAGATTAGGGACTCAATAGATGCATTAAAAGAGACTGGAGCACCCTTTCTATCTAAAGTTCTATCAGATGTAGGCCCACAATATGGCAGATGGGCTACTAATGCTCCACCGGGTTTTTCATGGCATCAGTGGGGGGAAGCATGTGATTGTTTTGTTTTACAAGATGGGAAGGCTATTTGGGATACAGATCATTGTGGGTATACTAGGTTAAAAGAGGAATGTGAGAAAAGAGGCTTGACTATCTTTAGTAGAAAGGATCCTAATCATTGTCAATTGAAAAAACATAGTCCTTCATTTTATTACAGGATTAGTACTATAGATGAAAGAATGAGAAAATTATATCCAGAAGATGAATGATGAAATAAGAAGGTTAACGTGGGTGAAACTATCAATCATGTAGTTTTATATATGGAAGTATGTTTTATGTCCTTCAGAGACGCAGGAGACGTCTTAAATTTGATATTACAATGTATAAAGGGATACATTTTATTAACGGTGATTTAGTAGATTTTTTTTTATGGAGCTTCATTTACGATGTTTACTATGCAATGTAATGTGAGTATAGGTCATAACCATAAACTTGCTTTAATACATCATACCACACCAAACGGAATTATGATCGGAATAGAAACGGGTTATTAAGGTTTTGCAACTTATAAAGGTAAAACTATAAATCCTAGAATATACAATATTCAAAATGGAACGTTGATCACAGACTGGTGTTTATATAACAAATTTGGAAGGAATATATTGTAATTACAATTATTCTTTTGGATTGGTGTAAGGGAGAATATTAATTTATTCTCCCTTTTTTAGTATGTTCTTTATTTAGTATTAACTACAATGCCCAGAACCACCCCTATCATTACAATGACCACTATTAATAATTTTTAAGAAAGAAACCATTTTTTTTAAAATTTTTGTATACATATTATATCCACCCACTTTCTAATTTACCATTTTCATAAATAATGCCATATTTATTTTTATTTGATTTAAAAAATTTAAATAATATTTTTATCCCATCAAATAAAGATGCTTTAAGGGTATTTTCACATAAAAAACATGATCTTTTTAATAATACTGGTGTGTAAAAATTTGGTAATATTTTATTCATATCAAGATATGTTTGACATCCATAAGAATATGCTGATTTCATTTTTATTCCAAAAACATTAGCAAAAGAAACATACATATCTTTTCCATGTTGTATTTCAGATAATTTTATAGAGTTAAATTTCATTTTATCATAATGTCTTAAACAAGTTGATATATCTTCTTTTGTGTATAGAAAAGGTTTTACAATGTTTAAATTTATTCTTATTTTATCTTTATATGGAAGTTCTTTATAAAATGATTGTCTGTCATATTGTGAAATAGTTTTTCTGATTTTATTAGCAATATTTTCATCATAATGTTGTACAGATAAATTCACACCATCACAATAAGAAATTATTTCAAAAAATATATCCTTTTTATCATAACAAATTTTAGGTATTGATGTAGTTACATATAATTTTAATTTAGTTTTTAATCTTAATTGTTTTATACATGTAAGTAATTTCTCTAAATATAAACAAGGCTCCCCACCTAAAAATAAAACATCATCAATTCCTTTTTGTTCTTTAATTATAGTATTTATAATTGAATCTATATCAGGTTTTTGTATATTAGTACCATTATAATGTGTATCAATACAATGACTACATTTATTATCACAATTACTTGTAAAATGTACATCAAAAGAATTATATATACCATCACAACAATTAGTATTAAATATCATTAGTTATCCCCCCTTTTATGTTCTTTAAAATAAAGAGGAGATATTATTATTTTTTTTTTTTTTTTTTATTAAACCCTTGTCCATTAAATTTATATTTCATCCCTTCCACGGTCGCCTAGAAAACCTCCAGTCCATATATAAATAATAAATAGCTAATTTATCTTACTACTTGCTACCTAGGGTATAGATGTCTTTTCATCAGTCAAATATCTCCTCTTATATTCTTTAAAGCACCTTAAATATTTTTAGAAGTAATAATATTATTGTAGTGTTATAAATAATATGCATAAAACATGGAATACCTTTTTTCAACTATCTTTTTAATTCTTTCTCGAAACTTGCCATCGAAAATACATTCATCCATAAATGGTTTTTTATTCATTTAATTGTTCCTCAGTTAATAACTTTTTTTCTGTCTTTGTAATCATATACTTCCTATAATAATCCCAACTAAGAAAGCTAGTATAAATAAAAATGCCAAACTGATAAGTGATTCTTGATGTTTTTTAATATAATTTTTCACTTCTTCCATTGGTGTTAATCCTTTCTTTTTATTAATATATTAGATATTTTTTTAAAAGCTTTATCTCTTTCTTTTTTACTTGTAAATTCTTCAGTTGATTCTTTTTCCTTATTTTTATATTTCCAACAAAGTGATCGTTCATATAATGCAAACACATCTACAACTATGTCTATATCTATCAACCTATTATGTTTAATTTTATAAAACATATTGACCTCCTTTCTATTATTTAAACAACATCCAAAGTACACCTAA